GCTAAAAACCCCAATACCCACCCATCAGCAGCAGGTCAAGCAGAGGAATTCCTCAAAGGCTTTAGACGCTGTATGCACGCTTTCGATACAGAAAACGAAGGCTTAATAGAAGAACTTGACACTATAGATAACAACACAAAAAAAGAATTCGATAACGTAATAGAATTAGATAAAAAAAGAGAGGAAAAAAATGAAAGATTCAATACTGACACGGACTAGCGGAAAGAACCTTACTTTCACTGAACTTAAAGATAAGTTGAACGAGGTAAGAAACGCACGCTATGACCTGATAGTACCTAGCGAAGATCTAAAGGTGCATATGCCAGCAGTTATTACAACTCCTAGTATGCCTGAAGCGATTACAGCAACAGGCGTTGGAGTACCTGTAATGGATTGGCAGTTAACACCCCATGCTTTCCGGCAATGGTGTAGCAAATTCAATGTACCAACCAAGTACTTAGCTAACTTAGCTGATTGGGGAGAATCATTACCCTATCAACAGCTATCTATGGAGATCATGAATACACACCACAAAGAAGCAGCTAAACCGTTGCTTATACGTGGCCTAAGGTCCCCAGAAAACCCAGACGACCAATACTGTAGAGCTGTACTATCCCCAAACTATAACATAATCGAGAACTATGACATTCTTACAGCAGTATTTGAAGGACTACGAATAGTACGTGATGAACATGACATAACCTTCACATCTGGCCCTGCCCATGTAAGCGATACATCCCTTCGGGCAAGAATTAACCTGCCGCAGCTCTCCACTATTTCGGAAGCCTTGCTAAAGGATTACAGGTCGCCTTTTTCTGGAGAGACTGGTCTTGATAATCCCACTGTGTTTATGGGTATTGAGATTCGTAATAGTGAGGTTGGTGCTGGTGCGTTTACGTTGGCTCCGATTGTGGTGATTGAGGTTTGTAATAATGGGATGACTTTAACGAGTGATATTTATCGTAAGGTGCATTTGGGTTCGACTATGGAGCATGGGAAGGTTTCTTCTCGTACTATGGCTGCGACGATGGAGCTTATTACGACTGAGACGATTGATAAGATTGTTGATATTGCTCATCCTGATTTTATTGCGGCGAAGGTGAGGGAGTTGGAGGGTTTGAAGGAGCCTGTTCAGCCTTCTGTCGTTTCTGATTATTTGGGTACTGCTTTTGCTGATGATTCGGCTAGTGGTATTTTTGATATTTTTGTTAGTAGCGGAGACATATCAGCTTTTGGTGTTGCTCAGGCTATTACTGCCTATTCTCAGGCTGATTCGGTGTCTTTGGATGATGCTCTTATGCTTGATGATGGTGCTATAGATCATGCTGTGGCTTTGGCTGCAGTTTGAGTAAGTTGTTAGTTTAGGAGTAGACGCATACAACTTAGTGGGTGGGGATAGTGAGTCCCCCCTTACCCCCCACCCACTTTTTCGCCCCGAAGATTCAGGGTAGTCACCAGTTGACGTAAATCCTAGAGCTGAGGGGTTTAGGAAAGGCCATTCCTTTACAACAACCTGAGCTGGGTACTCATAAAAATACCCATAAGATCGCTTATATGCACGGTAGAGTCAGCGATACAGGTCTTTGGACATGTCGAGATGCTGTTGACCTTTGACCGCCCTCTGTATTATAAGGAAACAATAGGGGAATGTAATAAAGGACGGATTGATCATCCACTGTGGAGGGTGAAAGCCTAGCGGTTAGTAGCGGCCTATTCAGAAAATTGTTAACAGGTTTTCTGGCGAATATGTCCCACCAGATCCCAGAGCCTTTGAATAAAGGATTCAGGGAGGTGTCCCCTGTTGTTTCGTGTATTCGCTATAGCATAGATGTATGCAATTAGCTAGAACCTATTTGGGTGTAGATCCGGGCACTACCACTGGTTTAGCTGTCCTTAGGTTGACTCATGAGGGTTTTGTTGCTGCCCATCATCAGATTGAGGGCATTCATGATGCTGCGTATTGGATTCGTAAGCATTGTGAGGGTAATTTTGTTGAGCTTGTGTATGAGAGTTTTTATATTGGTGATCGTACTTTGCGTGCTGGTAAGCAGGGCGTGTTTGATGCTTTGAATCTTATTGGTTGGATTGTTGTGGAGATTGAAGATTGGATAGGTACTCGTACTTATCCGCAGTCTCCTTCTGTTGGTAAGACTGTTGCTAATGACGTGTTGAAGGGTATGGGTTTGTATTCTTCTAAGTATCGTCATGGTACTGATGCGATGCGTCATGTTGTGAGGCATCATTTGACTCATATTCCTAAGAGTAATGTTTCTAAGTTGTATGCGAAGGTGGTTGAAGAAATAGATAATTAAAAAAAGAAAGGAAAAAGAAATGGCTAAGATGAGCGAACGTGATATTGAGATTCGTGAGTTGTTGGAGCATCCGGCTTTTGAACTTGCTGTTTTGCAGGTGGCTGAGAAACTTGTGCGTCCTGTTATGGAGAATGCTACTGAGAGGTACACCAAGTTTTTTGTGCTTAGGCATGAGCTTAAGGATAAGTGTTTTAAGAAAGGCAAGAACAATGGGTAAGTGGAATGGTTTTATATTGGATTATTGTCCCAGTCGGGAAAAGTTTATAGTTGTATTGCATCGTGGTGCTGCTGATGACATGACCGCAACTAATTTTTATCAGTATCCTTGGCAAACTGAGGCTGGTTACGTTAGTAGTTCTGCTGATTACCCTGAGTATGAGATTGTTTCTGCTAAAGGTTACGCCGAGTGGTTATTTACTGAGAATTTTCAGACCGTGTGGGACTTAACTACTTGTCGTTGGTATGAGAACATGCATTGCACTGATGAAGCTGAAGATCGTATTAGTTATTGGCTTTCCCTTCGGGATGGTGTAGTTAACTACATTAATAAGGACGACATTACCCCTAATAATGACAGGTTGTTTGGTTATCAGTGGGATAATGCCGGTATTGCTCGCATGGCTGGCAGTGTTTTTATTAATGATGGTACTGGGCTTGGTAAAACTCGTTCGGCTTTAGCTGTATTGGATAATAACTTTAGGATGGGTCCTAATATTATTGTTTGTCCTAATAATGCTATACCTGTTTGGAAGTCTGAGCTTGAGAAGTTTTGGGGGGCAGGTGTTTGTGATTACATTGTTATTGAAGGTAAAAAGAAAGAACGTGAGGCTCAGTTGCTTCATGTTGATGACGTTGACTTTGTTATTATTTCTTATAGTACTTTGATTACTCATATTGGTTGTGACCATTGGGTCGATAACCTTGCTCGTGATAAAAAGGAGCTTGATGACATTAAATGGAACTCTGTTATTGTTGATGAGTCTCATCGTATTAAAAATCCTAAAGCTGCACGTACTAGGTGTTGTTGGAGGTTAGCTAAGGAAGCTAAGTATCGTATTGCTTTGACTGCTACGCCTATGACTATAGATCCGCAGGATTTGTGGGCGCAGCTTAGGTTCCTTTCGCCTCGTGAGTTTCCTCATATAACTCATTTCCGTCGTAGATTTTTGGATATGGAAAAGGGTTTTCATGGTGGCCTTGAATGTAAGGGTTGGAATGAAAATGGTCAGGAGAATTATGAAGCTGTTATGGGTTGGCGTACTACTCGTAGAAAGTTTGAGGATCGTAAGGTAAGTGCTGCTCTTGCTCATATGACTGTGCCTGAAGAAGCACCTTTGCTGATTCAAAATATTGAGTTAGGTTCCCAACAGAAACGTGCGTATAACCGTATGGTTAAGCATTTAGTTTCTATAGATGAAGATGGTCAGATGCTTGTCGCTAAGAATGTTGCTGAAAGGTATGTTCGGTTGCGTCAAATTGCTAATGGTAAACCTGTCCTTAATGACAGGGATGAGGTTGTTGGTTTGAATATGCCTTCTAATAAGGTCCCTGCTTTGAAGCAGATTATTGAGGATGCTGATTGTAAGATAGTTGTTTTTGCTGAGCATTCTAAAGTTGTGGGCCTTATGTATAGGGAGCTTAGTGATTGTATTTTTGATCGCCCTTTCCATGTGATTACAGGTGACACTAAAACTGTTATGCGTGAGCACATCATTAAGGAATTTCAGGAAGGCCCCGAACGAGATGTTCTTATATGTACTACAGGTACTATGTCTGAAAGCGTGTCGTTGACCAGTGCTGGGCTTGTTGTGTTTGCCCAAGAACCAGCCTCGTCTAGAGAGATGATCCAGTGTCGTGGTCGTGTACGCCGTATAGGTTCTACCATCGTCGTACCAGCCGTTGCGCTTCGTTCTGAAGGAACTGTAGAGGTATCCTTAGCTGGCAAAGTAGAGAATAAGTTAAAATACTTAAGCGATTATCTTGCTAATGGAGAAAAAGCTTTTGCTGATTTACTTCTTGGCAAAGAATAGTAACTGACTCCTGAACCCCTCATTCTGTAAAAAAATTTGATTGTGATATACACTATTAAATGTGCCTAAGATACTGTATTACGATATCGAAACGGCCCCAAATCTTGCTTATGTCTGGGGACAATATGAACAAAACGTTATCCAGCATGAAAGAGAATGGTACATGCTTTGCTTCGGCTATAGATGGGAGCATCATAAACATACTAAGGTCTGTTCGCTTACAGATTACCCTGAGGCTTACGAAAAGGACCCCGAAAACGATTACCATGTGGTCAAAAAAGTCTGGGAACTTCTTAATCAAGCTGACATTGTTGTTGCCCATAATGGGGATAAGTTTGATATGCGTAAGTGCAATGCTCGTTTTATTTATCATGGGCTCGGCCCTGTATCTCCTGTCCAGTCTATTGACACGTTAAAGGTTGCAAGAAAATATTTTTATTTTAATGCTAACCATTTAAACAACTTGGGCCAGCACTTAGGCTTAGGAAAGAAAGAAGAAACAGGTGGTTTCTCTACGTGGGCTGGTTGTATGCGTGGGGATATGAAATCTTGGCGGAAGATGATCAAGTATTGCAAACAAGATGTTGTCCTCCTACGAGATGTGTACCTTACGCTGCGTCCTTGGATGACAAATCATCCCAATTTAAATATGCATACAAAAGAACATGCTTGCCCTACATGTGGCTCTTATGATCTCCAGCGTCGGGGGAGAAGGATTACAAAGACCAGCCTCTATCAAGTATGGCAATGCAAAAATTGTAAAGCTTATAGCCGGAATCGTTTAGCAGACAAAGGATTTAAACCTGATATCGTTCCCTAAATAATAAAGATAAATAAAAAAAGAAAGGAAAAAATGGAAGATCAAGGACCTATTGAACATCAACTATCTTTAGCTTATGATTCACCTGTTCTTATAATGTGCGGCATCCATAAGTATATAAGTGCTGGCAACCCTGAGTTAGAACCAACCAAAGCGCACTATCAATGGCACGCTGTCATAGATTATGGGAGTAGTAAACCTAAGACACGTAAGGGTGACACTGGTGGCTTTAAGAAAGTAGCTAGCCGCAACTACCCAAACTATGACCAGTGCGCATTAAACATGAACATATTTTTATCCGAGGAGTTACATGATATACATCAATAGAACAAAGGTAGATCGTTTAGAGCGGTCAATAGATATTTCTTCAACTGCTCTTGGTACCTATAGTTCTTGCGCTAGAAAATTTGAATGGTCCAGAGTAGATGACTGGCAGTATGATGGCCCTAAGCAAGCTAACAATATGTGCTTGGGTTCTTTAACCCATTTCTTTCTTGAAGAAGGACTGCCATATTTTCTTGACACAAAAGGTGGGCCTGCAACTGCAACGCATAACTGTGCAAATAATGTTGACTCTTGGATAGCTGCTTACACTGATAATGAAATGGTTCAAACAGATATCTATGTCAAGCTGCTACCTTACGCAAAGCAGATGGCTGCCAATACTTTTAACTGGTTCGATCAAACAAAGTTCTTTGATAGGTATGAGTTTGTTTCAGCCGAAGAAACTTATTCGACATCAGTTTCGGACCCTGCTTATAAGTATTTAGATTGGAAGATACATTGCACGGCAGATCTTATTGTGAAATGTAAGGTGACTGGAACGTACAGCATACTTGATTATAAGACTGGCGCTAGTTTAAGTGTCGCACTTATGAACTCTGATTGGCAGATGAATGCTATGGCAGTCATCATGGAAGATCAGCTTGGGCCTGTAGGTACGGCTGGGCATATCAGAATTAAAAGGGTTAAGTCCAAGGCAGGTAAACCTCCTTACGTGCAGTTGAATGAGATGCGTTTTTCTCCAGAGAGAATTAAAAAAGCTAGGGAAAATATTCGTATTCTGATTTTTAAAATACTTGATGATGCGATACAATTACCTAACCCGAATTGGTCTTGTGACTCTGGATGTAGCTTCTTTGACGCTTGTGAATCTAAAAGCGCAGGTCAAGACTGGGAATATGTAATGCAAGTTGACCACAAGAAAGGAACAGATGAGTGATTTAAAAGTTTACTTACACATTCATGGTGTCTTTGGTTCAGGTAAAACAACCTTTGGATTGACTGGCCCAAACCCTACGTTGATAGCTGACGTTGAAGGTGCGGCTATGAAGGCTAAGGCTGGAGGCAATAAAGTCCTTTGGTCTGATTGGGATAAAAAATCTGATGTTGATACCGTTGTGTACCCAACCAAAACAGAACAAGATCTACAGGATTTGATTACTTACCTTAAGGTAGGCGATCATCCTTTTGAAACGTTCGTACTAGATAGCTTAACTCTATTTCAAACGAAACTTAAAAGAGAGTTACAGCAACCTAATCAAAAATTTAACCCAGATGCAGAATTCACATTCCATGCATGGAATCGTGTCTTGAATCATATGCTGATGCAAGCTGAAGATCTGCTATCATGTGTTGAACCTAACGCTAACAAACCTATTAACGTATGTTTGATATCAGCGACAGATAGAGAAGCCCACTATATGCGCCCTCTATTAGAAGGACAGATAAGAAAAAGGCTGCCCGGCCTTGTCGATATTCATGGATTTATGAAGATGGAACGAGACAAAGACGGAGAGTTGCATACGATCTTACATTTTGAACCTTCAGATTTAGTAGATGCAAAATGTCGTCTCTGGCAAATTGCAGAAGCTAACACAAAAGGGTATATTGTAGACCCAACCATAAAAGAAATAATAGAAATAATAAATAGATAAAAGGAGAAAAAGAAATGCCTTCATTTAGTGAATTAAGTTCCTCTGCGGAGGAGCGTTGGCAACCCGAAGAGGGGGGCGAATATACGGCAGTCGTTGTTGAGTGTCGTGTAGGCGAAACCTCTAATGAATATCCAAAGATAGGTCTTTGGCTTGAAGTTATAACAGGTGAAGATTCTGGTGAAAGATTCTGGGACAACACCTACTTCTCAGCTAATGGTAGAGCTAACAACATGGCTTTTGCTAAGTTAGCTGCTGCTAATCCTAAGATGGATACAGCTTATTGGGATAATGATCCTGACGAAGTTGAAATAGAGCGTGCTCTTATGGGTAGTAAAATGAAAGTACGTACTACCTACGATGAAAACGACAGGGACCCTAGCCGACCTTGGCTACGTTGTACCTATATCCCACTGGATGATTCTGCAGTCGGGGGCGGAATAGAGTTCTAAAAGGGGGATAGGTATGACACCGGATGTTGCGACTTCCGTAGCTAATCAAGCTAATGCTAAAACTCTACGGAAGGAGCTTCATCCGGCTGTCGTTCTTGGCTACTTTAAATGTCAGCCAGCGATAGTCGGGAAGCTCAGGCTTTCGTACTGCTCGCCGTTCAGAGAGGACTCTAACCCTTCGTTAGATGTCTTCCGTAATCAACGTGATGAATGGCGTGTTGGAGATTTTGCTGAAGGTTTTCAAGGTTCAGCGATTGATTTAATAATGCGTTTTAAACCTGATTGGTCTACGGATCAAGCTATGGATTTAGCTAGGGTTTTGTATGCTACACAACTTACATCGGATGTGGATTACACAGCACCTGAGGTAATGGGCCGTGAGTTTCATTGGCCTAACCCAAAGCACGATGATCGCTCTGCGAGGATATGGCACTACCATTACTCGAAGTCTCATCCTTGTTTGCCTCCTGTCGGGTTTCTTCGTTCGGAGTTTGCTGTGCATATCATGCCTAATGAGATGGTCTTTGCGCCTTATTACGATAAGTACGGAAACATTATTGGTTATAAAACTCTTTCTCGTAGTGGAGGTAAGCGTGCTGGGGTAGGTTCTAAGATGGCTTTGTACGCTACTCGTGATGCTTTGCGTAGGCTTGAAATCATTGATGGCCCTATCATTATGTGTGAAGGTGAATCAGATACTTGGGTCATGGAATATTTGTATGGCTCTGACTACGTTGTTGTAGGATTTCCCGGCGCTAATCAAAATGTTCAAGAAATTCTAGGCGTTTACGACAGTGATGTTTGGCTTGAACGTGACGTTAGTATCGTCTTTGACGGTGATGCTGCTGGTACTTCTGGCAGATTTCAGGTTGCGGATTGGCTGCATCAGCGTGGAGCTTGCGTTACATTAACTCCTCTCCCTGATGATAAAGATGTAGCTGATATGCAAGAAGAAGACATACGTGATTTGTTTGATAAGTGGCAGATGCCTTTTGGTGAAGCACAGAAGGTGACTCGTGTTGGTAATATTTATCGACGGCTTACAAACGATAACGCTCAGGGTGCTGAGCTTACGAATTGGGCTATTGATATTGATAGGTTTCTTATAGGAGAAACTGAAGATGCGTGGGCGATTGAAGGTACGTTGGCTCCAACTGGAAGAAAAGTTCATTTAACTTCCTTGGAGTTTAGGTCAGTTCAAAAACTTATAGATTGGTCCCAAAGGCAAGCACGGCAATTCTTTGGCAACACTACTGATGCACAAAAATTGGGCTCTTATCTACTTGATCAAGCTACAATGAAACCTGTGGGTAGAATGACTTCACGTGTTGGACTTCATCGTGGTGATTTTGTCTGGTCTAACGGAAGCATAGGAGATCAATCTTGGAAGTACATTCCTAAAGACTCAGGTTTACATCTTAACGATAGCCACACCGCTTTGCCTCCACAAACCTCTCAAAAAGCTTTTGAAAGTCTTAGGAAGTTAACCGAGCTTCACCTGCCGGAAGTCACCATGCCTATTCTTTCTTGGCTTGCTACAACCCCATTGCGTACTCTCTTTAAGGAGTACCCAATACTTCATTTGTCTGGTACTAGTGGCTGTGGCAAAACAACCTTGACTCATACTTTAGTCTACATATTTTCTGGCTCTAAGATAAATTCTAATTTGACTACGACAACACCGTATGCTATCTCCGCTCACTTTATGGCATCCAATGGTTTCCCTATATGGTTTGATGAGTACCGGCCCGGCGCTAGAGATGATGCAAAAAAGACGCTTGACCAGCTACTTCGTGATACATACACTGGTCAAATATCTACAAAAGGATCGATGAGTTCCAATAGAGCTGAAGTTACACAAATACTTACTGACACTCCTGTCATTGTAACTGGCGAAGATACGCTTTCAGAAAAATCCCATATAGATAGATCGGTCTTGATCAATATCCCTATGGAGGGGAAGAACTCTGGCGCTTTAAACTACTTCGACTTTGAATCACCCATTGGCTATAACTACCTATCTTGGCTTCATAGAAACTATTTAACTTATGACGTTAAGCTACCAGAAATCGACCTTCCCAACGACATCGAGGGAAGACAACGAAACAACTTTAAAATATTACAGTTAGGTTACAACCTTTTGTCTGATTATGTGAATGAACTCAAAGAAGAATTGAGTTTTGATTGGCAGCTTCCACCCAAGTCATGGGATTTAATTCTTACTGACGCACGGACAGCTAAAGATGAGAACCCCATAGTAGAACTTATACGTTGGGCTTATGAATCTGATGAGAAAGCTGTCTTTCCTTTGGAAGATGATACTAAGATAGGGATCTCTACTGTTGAACTTATGAGAGTACAGAATGCTCCTTGGGGCCCTAGACTGCCGTTGCCTTTTGAAAAGCACACAGCTTTTGGTAGATGGTTAGAAGATCATTTAGGTGCATCAAAAGAAAGAGTGTTTTATAATGGTAAACAACGTAGAGTTTATGTCGTCGATTACGAAAAGGTAATTATGCAATGAGTCAACCTTTATTGGATAATCCAGCTACTCGTAGTAATTTATTGATGGCGCTTGCCTTGGGCAAGACACGTGCTGAAGCTTGCGGAGAAGCAGGTATAAGTATGCAGACTTTACGGAGGCATGAGAAACGTGACCCTGAGTTCGCTGATCAGATACTAGACGCTGAAGAAGCTTCTTTTGATCAGGTGGAACGACGCATGAGAGAAATGGCTATCGCTGGTGACTCTTCGATGATCAAAGAATACCGTTCTCTTAAGCGTAAACGTGAAGCTCGTGAAGCTAGGACAGCTAAACTAGAGGTTCAAACTACGCACACACATGTGCTTGAAGCTACTGATTCTATTCGGGAACTTATAGGTACGCTTAAGCAACGTAAAGAACGTGCTTTGCTTAGTGAAAACGCAGAGATAATTGAAGCTATAACGGTTGAAGACTAATAACTATTGTCTTAAAGCGTTTACAGCGTTAGCCATTAAACTACTTGGAGGTGGTGCTCCTCCTATGCCTGCTCCCCCCTCAGGAAAACTGTACTCTGGCTGGCCCCCTGCCATTCCTGCTTGGACTGCTTGCCACGCATTAATGTCGTTCATTGATACTTGAGCTTCGGTCCTTGGATCTAAAGCTCTTGGTACTTTAGGCGCTAAAGGAAGACCTAATCTATCTAATTGAGATTGACTAAATGGTTTTGTGCCATACCATATGAAATGCTCTACATCGCTAGGCGCTACTTGCACACCTAGCATTGCGCATATCAACATAAACTCTGCTACATCTTCGGCAACTCTTGCTCGTAATGTAGCTAACTCTTCAACGGTGAGGCTTTTATCAAAGTCAAAAATGTCATTAGGAAGCCCCAGTTGCAGACGTTTAGCTTTTGAATAACCGTCAAGGTAGTTCATCAACGCAACGTTTGGGTCCATGTTAACTTCCATAGCGTCGTTCATGTACCTTACTATTTCAGGGAGTGGTGGCCTTACCGCTTTTGCTTCTTGAGGTGTAAGCCCTGCCATTTCGACCATTAAATTAAACCATGTTTCTGCCCTAGCTATGTTAACTTCAGCACGTTCCTCTGCTAAGAATTGATTCTCAGTAAAAGGCTGTATTCCTATAGCACGGTACTCTTCATTCGTTAACCCTCCAGCAGTACCCATAGCTATCATTAACCGCTCTTCTTTATCTAACCTAAATGATCCTTTTCTAGATTCAGGTAAAGACTCATTAACCATGTTTTCCACTAATTCTATTTGAACACGCACATCATCTAAGTGTTCTTCTGCTGTTTTATCTGGCCTGTTTGTAGCTTCAAACGGTATACCCTTGCTCTCTAAGTAGTCTCTAGTAGCAGCATTCGCCAGATCTTCTTTCGCAGCTTGAGTGTCTTTCGCAAACAACAACGTAGATACCCACCTGTCAGCCTCAGCATAGACACCCTCCTCTCGGAGTTCCGTCATCGTAGGAAGATCCATGTCTTCTTTCTTCCAATCAGCTCGCAGCTTATCGTACTGCGCTCTCTTTGAAGCTATCAAACGAAGTTGTTGTTCTTCATTCAAGCTATAAGTGGACCCACCAAAAAAGAAGTTAAGTGTTCTAAGTTTAAGCATGTCTTTGTCAGTGAACGCTTCTTCCATTTGTTGATGATTAGGGACAAGCTGTAAAGGATCTTTACCAGTCCATTTAGCAACTTCACGCACAGCTTTAGGCAGCGCTGGCATAGCTGTACCTATCAGGTGGACAAGCCTATTGCCTACATCTGTGTGCATTGGAGCTTTACTGAACATGCTTTTGCCCATCATTAGTTCAACAGCAGTAGTAATACCTGATTGTGGGCCGCTAGAAAACAATCCTAATCCACCTCTAACCCTGTCAGGCAAGTTAGGTACATTAATGCTGTCAGGCATTAATGGCTTTATTGTAGTAAATGGAGTTAACCAAGCTACTTTTTCTACAGTTTCCATTGCGCTCAGCAAAGGAGTTTCAAATCTAGCCATAACCATGTCGTTAGGGCTAAACAAATAACCTGTATCTTGCGCCCAATCTGGAAGGAATTTACCTTCAAAATCTTCTTGGAATCCAAACAATTCTTTTTGTAGATGGACTACCAATTTCTGCATAGCTAAAACACTGCCGGGAGTTGATGTTAATATTCGTGCTTGTAGAGCTGTGTTCTTACGCATCCAAGTATAGAAACGACTATAGTTCTTGAACTTTAATTCTGTGTGGGTTAGATCTGTGTAATCAAATAAGTATTGGTGGACTCTGCTTAACGCATCGCTAGGGTCCATTCCTTTTTGTATGCCGTCAATGTAAAGAGCCATACGTGAACTATCTTCGATTGTTCTACCAATAAATTTACCTGATTTGGTAGCCCAGTTATTTAAATACTTATTTGATAAACGTTTGTTATTGAAATCAAATATGCCTGTTGAATAATCTAGATCTTGGAAGAACCCTGCGGACACGACTCCCCTCTCATGCATGTCAACCAGCATTCTTGCATCTTCATACGTAGGCTTATAGTTTGCGCTCGCTTTACCAGCTATCCCATAGGATCTAGCAGCATCAGGATCTCTTACTAAATCCATGATGGCATCTTCATAATCGAAAAGCCCTCTATTAGACATATGTTTTTTAGTAACATGATTAAGCCACTGGTACTTCATCGCATCTTTCATCCTTAAAGGATTAATCCCAGCTAAAGCACTATTAAAGATGTTGCCTATGGCGTTTCTTGCATGGAATGCAAAACCTACAAGTGGGACAGTAGCATATGTAGCCCAGCCTGTACTGAACGTATTCATTGTTTTAGCAAAACCATTTCCTAAATGCTCTCCCCTCATAGGCTTTAATATGTTTTCTGTAAGTTCGTGGTGGATATCTTTATGCACCAGCCTGTACCCATCAGCAAACTCAAGAACAAGGTAATCTCCATCGTGTATTGTTTTAGCAATACCTTGCATGTAGCTTTCAAGGGTTTGATCAGCATCACTCATAGCAGCAAATTTTGTTTCTCCGGTTACAGGGTCAGCGTATTCAAATTCGAAACGCTGTGTTTGCACTTTGATAGGTTCACCTACATAAGTTTCACCTGCATCACCCATCTGAACCTCTACATTTGCAGTCTCCTTTTTTGTTCTTTGGTTGACAGTTCCCTTAATGACAGAATCCCTGTCACTATACATGCCCTCTCCTAAGCTCCAATCATTAACTCGAAGTTCTTCTAAGTCATTTAACACGTCGTACATTAAACGTCTTTCATGGCTTTGATTGCTGTAACGTATCCAAGCGTCAACAGGATCAACGTCATAGAATTTTGTTACCACAAAATCTTGGAGAAACTCAGGGTCCTCTGCACTTTTTACGTGACTAGCTATGCTATTAAGAACATCGTTTATTACATCGTTAACTTCATTAATGTTTTTAGTGTTAGGCAAGAAAGATCTAGCGTTGAGATGCCCTGCTCTTGTTAAAGCAGATTGCATATTTTTAGCTGCCATAGCTGGAGTCAAGACACTTGGGCTAAGGCTTCCGTTAGTTGCGTCCATCTTTAAAGACTTCAAAAGGTTCGGGAAAGCTTCAACCATTTCTTCTATTTCATCGGCAGCTAACCCATGTTCTTTACCTACTTTTCTAATGTGACTAGCAACTTCATCAGGGCTTTCAATTATCTGATGGTAAAAATCACGGACATCTTGCCCAGCTTCGCCACTGAATATCTTCTCAAATTTACTTAACGTTTCATCTGACACGACTCTAGGTGTGTACGTTGAAGGATCTATCTTACCTTCTCTCATAGCAGTTATTAGATCTTCAGCGATATTAAGTTCATCTGTAGAGTAAGCATCTAGCTGCTCTACAAATCTCTGCATATCTCCAATTAGTTCATCACTGTACCCTGTAGCGTTTTGCACCTCTTCCCAAATAGCAACACGGCCATAAATCTCTGAAAAGTTTTCATTAGGCGTTACTCTTTCTGTGATGGGATCTGTTATAGTTTCAAACTTTCTGCCTACATCAAATGTTTCTTTAGGAGGAACAGTAGATTTTTTATTGTATATATTGGGCATTGACACTTGAAGGGCTTCATCTGACGCTTTGAGGTTTATGCCCACAGAACGAACAGTAGTAATGATATTCATAAACTGTTCTCTAGCTTTTTTCTTACCTTCCTTGCCTTTAAAGAGACCGTCAGGAGATTCTTTCATTATCTTTTCAGCTACAAAATCAGGAGCTTCACTTAAAACCTTTATCCTCATTTCATGCTCAGCTCTAGCAGAAGCTTTCCTAGCACTAGCTTGACCACGCATCCACTCTCGACTGATCTTTCCATTTTTACCAGCCAACGCTATGTAAGGTCTAAACTTTTCTAACCTTTTATTAGTAGCCCTTAACGGACTTAAGAAAGGTTTAGCAACTACATTAGCGGCTTTATCTACAATGCTCTTACCAAGTACCGCTTCTTCGTATACGTCAACTGTCGTGCCGCCAAAAAGCTCCTCGACAGAAAGAGGCCGAACGCCTCTAGTATTTCTTACTTCAGTAAGAGGATTTCTAGCAGCTCTTGCTCTTCCTCTTAATTTAGCTGGAGACGATTCAATTAGTTCCTCTCCATACTTAGCTTCAGTTAACATGTCTACAAGAGCTTTACCAGTATCAGTTCCGCCTTTTTTAGCAGCATGTAAGACATCTATTACTGTGTCTAAGTTATCTCTAAACAAGTCATAAGCAACTTCATCGCTTATTCTCCCTCCGAGAACAGCATCCCCTGTCAAGGCATCCATACCGACTCTATTACCAACAACACTCTCGGCAGTTTCCTGAGGCAGCCAGCTTCCTTCCCATCCTAAAGGAACATAGCTACCTACATCATCTGGCCCGAAACCTCCAACCGTATACCTAGCTGTTCCTCCTCCTTTTTCGCCCCAGACAACGTTTCCTGAATTCCACATTTGAAGGCTCTCAGCGTCAAAAGCATCTGAGTTACGGCCTTTCCAGTCTTCAAACTTTTTAGCTCTTGCAACTAAAGAAACCCAATCTTCAGTGCCTTCTTCAGCTACGGCTCTTTCAGCATTCGACAATCTATTGGCTCTCCAAATCGACCCATCAGGACTTAGCTCATCCGTTGTAAGGTACGCCCACTTTGGGCCCTTAGCTGTAGCTACACCTTTTTCAGTCTTGACACCATGCTCAACTCCATACCATTTGTTTTCTTTTTGGGCAGCGATAAGACGGTTGCGGTAAGCTTTAACTCCTTTAGGGTCAAGCAACCCCATGCCTAACATTTCTTGGAAGTACATGTTTTCTACGTAGGCGTCAATCTGTGCTTCCCTAACAGCTTCATCTCCACCCTGCGGCATTCCAGTAGGACGACGACGGCCGGGCACCTCATCAGTGCCCATAATATCATCCTTATATTCTTGCCATGCTTTAGTTCTTTTATCTAACCTATTGCCCTTTGTAATTTCGACGTAAGGAGGAGTGTCTCGCAATTCTCTTTGTAAATCATTTTGCTCAATTTGAAGCCGCTCAGCTACATCACCGTCTCCCTTATCTAAAGCTTTTTGTTTACGACGGCCAATTTCTTTTATGTCGTCTTCAAGTTTCTCACGAATTTTATTTCTTTTAGAGCCAAGCCTTTCAGGTATTTCCTGTGGCTTAGTTCGATTCGTCATCGAACCAAAATTTTGCCTAGCTTCTTCTAACGGGACAGGTTGACCGTCAGGATAAAAATTATCGAACTGTAAATTAAAAGCTGGCCCATTATTATGAAGTTCAGGCTTGTCATATTTTTTGATCCACGTAAGACCCCGTTCATCAACAAAAGTATTCCCCTTACCTATTTCATAATCCATAATGAAAACAGGCGTAGCTAAATCATCAAAATCCCTAAGATCGGGCATTGTTGCTCGCTCCAACAAAGTCAGTTGATCAATATACTTCTCAATGCCTCGCTGTATATACAAGCCTTGATTCACATACTCTTGGTTAATTCCATGAAGCGCTTCAATCTTTTCATCTATAACATTAAGCTCTCGGTTAATCTGATCAAGTTCTGCCTGATCAGCAGCCTTTGAAGCTTGCTCAACTAAATCCCCAGACTTATTAATTAAGTTTAAAATCTCGTCATCGTTATCTTTAATCTCTTTAAACAAAGCTGCCTGAAGTTCATCTGCAGTTTTTCCAGCAGGAGGAGCTAGCCCAACAGGATTATCCAACCATTGATCAATAGATTGAGCTTGCTTACTCTTATCAATAACTTTAGTTCCTGCGAGAACAGGATCTGCACTCGCAGCTTCCTCCAGCAAATCATTTACTAACTTGTCAAGCCTCTCAGCTTCATCAATCCTTCCTGCCGTATGCGCTTCATCAGCTTGAGCTTTAAGATCTTCAATCGGGGATTTTCTAGGCGCATCTGCCCTAGCAAGAGTATCTTCAATATCTCGCTGAATTCTCTTTTGAGTCCGCCTATTACGAACTTTCGTATACCTATTAAAGCTAGCATTACCTTTCTTAACGACTGTTCGCTTAAGATAACCTGCATCACTTAAAATCTCTAAAACTCTTTGAGCCTGATCTTCAGTCAACTCTCCAGCTAAATTCTCTGCAGCGTCAGCCCCTTCTTTAGAATGAGGGTGCAGACGGTCATGCCCACCTAATGTTTGACCCGCATCACCTTCTTTTGTCCTAGCGTAACCTTTAGTCCCAGCGTCATCATAACCATGATCAGCACGGTTCCTCCACAGACGTTGAATCGTTTCAACATCTACAGTGTCAGAACCTTCCCTCTGTAAAATGTCAGCAGCAAAACCAGCCATATGCGTTTCCTCAAGCAACTCATCAATACTTGAAACACCTTTAACTTGCCTTCCAAAAACTTGAGTTAAAACACGAGTGCCTCTAAAAAACTTAGACGCTGATACAGTCAAACCATTACGTTTAAAGACCTGATACAAACTACGGCTTCCGGGCATGTACGCAACTTTTCTTCCTGCGCCAAAACCAAAACCACCACCTAAACGACGATCTATAAGTTCCATGTTCTTTTTAATACGTCTTGCAGATTTGCCAACAGCTTCTTCAGCTAGATTAAGATCCCCCATCTCATCGCCAAGTTGCTTAATCTTCTCATTAACTCTTTTAACATAAGGGTTTTCATCACCAAATCTTTTTGTTAATTTCGCTGACTTTTGTTGAAGAGCAGCTTGCTTACCAAGCTTGCTAGTATACGGCGCTCGCTTAAACGCCATCTCCAAAAGATCATCAGCAGCACCCTGCGGCAAACGAACATTATATTGTCTCCAAAACAACTCGTCCATATCGCCAACGAATTTCTTCCAAGGAATTCTATTTTCTAAAGCGTTCCTTGTCCCTTTCAAAACAAACTCTAATTGTTCAGGCGCAAGCTTAGAAGCAACACCTTTATACCCAAGATCATTTAAAGATTTTTTAGCCCCAACTCGAAGCATGTCATCAATGGCAGCACCGCCAACCTTTATAGCCTGCTTGCCTGCACCACCAGCACCCATCGTTGCCCAACTCAAAGGATCAGTAACTACTTCACCTGTAAAGTCAACAATGTTACCAACACTAAAATGCTGAAGGAAAGGTAACGGAATTTTCCAATCGTTTGCCCAATCCTGATCTATCCCAAACGCTTCTCTAAAACCTATACGACCATCTGCATCAATATCGTATTTACTGGTATCGCTTTGATGGTCCTCTAACCAATTCTCAAAACCTTTCAAAGGTTCAACTTGGCCATAGGTAAACATTTGCACAGGCAACTGCGCCATATCAAGGCCAAATTCAAAAAGGCGATTACCTAAACTTCCCCAATTACCATCACGAACATCTAATACCATTCCATATATGGCTTGTTGGGGAGCTAAGATCTTATCAAAAGCCCAACCTAACATACTCATAAAAGCATTAGGCGTAGGCGGAGCTTCATACAAATCATCAAAGCTTGTCTTATAATTCGTTTGAACCCCTATAAGGTCCTTGAAAGGTTCATAATCTTTGAACGTATGTAGTATGTGTTGCCCATACAAAACAATTTCTTCATCCTCTGACTCGACCCACGTCATAGCCATACTTGCTATGTCACGAAGATTTTGAATATCTCCCGGCTTAACTGAAATTTGTTGTAAGTTGTCTAGGTTCTCTTTGAGGATCTTGTTACGGTTTTCGTAATAGATTTCTTGGTCGTCTTCAGAAATAGTTCTGGCTTCAAGAATGGGGTCCCAAAATGAATTTCTGCGTTTAGCACCTGAAGCGCTTCCTTGGTTGCCGCCAAAGTTTTGAATGATTTGTTGAACCTGAGAGTTGTCTTCACTGTAATTAACTGAACGAGGTTTACTGTAGTTTTGAAAAAGTAAATCTTGAGCTTCTGCAGATTGAGCGTATCTAGCAAGCTCTTCGTCAGTAAGGTCTTTAAGTTCAGGTAAGTCTTCGTAAAAAATTTGGCTTATGGGAAGGTTGTAGTTGGTTCGCCCATCTTCAGTGACTCCACCTACGTTAGAGCGAGTTACTCCACCTGCCAGTATTTTTCCTGCAAGGTTTCCTAGCGGATTTGCTGACATTTACCCTCTCCCTTTTAGAAGAGAATCCATGATTCATTTGCTTGAGAGTAATCGTAAGTTGGAGAAGCAGTAACTTGTTTAGGGCGTTGTGGAGAAGTAGGAAGTACCATGTGCTGTTCAGCAGTTTGGCTAGCTATAACAGCATCCAACTTAGCTTGTGCTGCAGCTTGCTTTCTTCGTTCTTCTTCTTCTCTTGCTAGCCTGTCCATCATTTGCTTATACATTAGGTCAATGTTTTTAGGCCCTTGAGTTGTAGGCGCTGTGTGTATAGCTTCAAATTGTTTATCTGTTTCTTGCGCTCTTGCAAAATCTGCAGCTCGTTGATCAAGAAGAGCTTGAAGATACTCATCGCCTCTAGCAAAATTTGTAGTTTCAGTATTCCCTGTTAACAAATCAAATAAGTTTCCTCCTGTTGCATCTTTATTTTCTTGAGGAATCCTACTTAAAGCATCTTCTTTTTGGTCAGGAGTAACTGCATAGAAAGGCGTATAACCGTCGTCAGCTTCTTCTTCTCTTGCTTGTTGTTGCTCAGGGGTTGGCCAATCAATACCTAACATTTGATTGTAAGTTTTTGCAGCTCCTTCTTTTCCTGCTTTATGATCTACAAGTTGTTCTTCAAGAGCTTCTATTTTTTTAGCTTCTTTAAAAGCATCAAGATTATTTGGATCTTTACCTGCTGCTTTCGCTTCTTGTATCTTGAGAAGAATCTCTACTTCTTTATCGTCATAACCTTTAGCTTTAAACTCAGAAGCAGTAAGTTGCTTATCGCCCCAAGATGTCACTTCTGATCGTATTAAATCTTTAATGTAACGACGAGATTCTTGATCTTTAAAAACAGGTTTTGTATTTCCTTCTTGTAAATCGCCAACTCCAGAAGGCACCTGATCGTAATGTTCTTTAGGTGAACGCCGAACTATACCGCTGCCCACACCTTCAGGCAAACCAGCGACATCAAAGCCTTGCCCTTGCAGAGCGTCACCTTGATTATAAGTATATTGGTCGGCGCTGTACCAGTTGCCTTGTACTGGTGTTATGCCAGCAGCTTCACGTTCTTGCCAAGTCCATTTATCCTCGTACCCTTCAAGATCATTTTGATGAGAGTTAACACCAATCAGCACAGTTGTAAAACGGTCAAGAGAATTCGTTTGATCTTCTGTAAAGTTTTCACCACCTTCAGCCATTACCCCCTCATAAGCAACTACAGCAGCTTGTTGTGGAGAGTACCCATTAGCAATATAGGTATTCATTATTTCTTGAAGATGTTGGAGATGTTGTGGAAGATTCCCATCAGGGCCAACAAACATATCCATTTGTTGTGGGACTATACCCCAAATTTCAGCTAACAACCCAGCATTTGTAACTTCTCCACCATGCAGACCAGTATCCATTGGATTAGCAGGATTCAAAGGATCGTCACCGTATTCTGGTTCTCCAACCACTTCGTTAATAACTGCTTTATCTTCATCAGATAGTAATGCATAACCACTATCGGTTGTGCCACCACCTGTGCTTGTGCCGCCGCCACCGCCGCCACCGCCACGTGCAGCGTCAATGGAATCTAAACGAGATTGTATGGTTTTCTCCAAGTAAGGAAGACCAGCTTCCATTGCTTGAAGATAACCATCTAAAGCCTGCTGTTGCCTATCTAAACTATTCTTACGAGAAACTTCCATGATAGCTAGTTCAGCAGAAACTAAATCCATGATTTGCTCTAACGTTTCAGTAGCTGCACCTAACTCTGTAGAAGTAACTTCATTAGCAGTACCTGTTTGAACGTTCTGAACAGCTCCAGCTTCCGCCATTTCTCTTTGCGGACCAATACCCTCAAGCTGCTTTTGGGCATTAGAACCATGCAAAGCGTACATCTCTTGGGCGGCAGCCGCTGCCGCATCGTAGGAAGGTGCCAACTGTTCTACAGTGCCGTAGTTTCTTTCATCTTTTTCAGTCATGTTATGCTCCAGCAGCAAATAAGCTTATACGTTCGGCAGCTTCCGCTTCTTTCTGAATCTTTTCCTTGATTAGGTCCTCTTGAGCTTTTATCTTTGCTGCTTCTGAATTTTTCCAAGAGTCAAGAAGGGTACGTTCGTATTCTTTTTCGCTAAGATATCTTTCTTGTTCTATGTCGCCAAGGTCTTGTGTTAGCTGACCACTGAATCCCATGCCTCTACCAGCGTGCGTGTCTACAGTTTGTTCACCTTGTTTGTCAAATTGAATATCATATAACCCTCCAGAACGGTACTCTGCTTTCAGCAGGTCCTCTGGGGAAGCGTCGCCTTCTAGCATGTTTGGGTTGTTCCATACGCCTAAAGCACTTGTTGCTTGCCCTGAAAGGCGTTCGCCTACTCGTGATAGAAGGTCTTCACCTTGTTGTTGGCTGATTCCAAAGCTTGCCATGAAAGCCCTGTATTGGCTGTCTTGTAAGAGTTCCTCGACAGCTCCAAGTTCTATTAGTTGGTCAGGTGTAAAACCGCCTGTAGTTTCTAACTCCGGTGTTAACGTAGTAACAGGTCCATCATCAATAATTATTTCTGGATTTTCACCTTCAGGAAGAGGTTTTTCTTCTTCTACAGTTTGTAAATCTTCTTCAAGCGCAGATTCTGGCGCAATATCAAATTGTTCTTCTGCAGTTTCTTGTTCTTCTGCAGTTTCTTGTTCTTCAATAGCTTTTTTCTCAGCAGCTTTCCACGCTGCACCCCATTCATCTTGACTTCCATTTGCAAAGAAATTAGTAGCCCAACCAGCAGAAGTACCCTTAGCAGTAGGCAAAATAACCGTTTGACCTACCCTAATAAGGTTAGGGTTGTTTTTAAATTTAGGATTAAGTTCTATTAACTTATCTACCGTAGTGTTATTTGCTCTAGCAATAGCCCAAAGAGTGTCTCCTCCAACTACAGTATGAGATGTCCTAGCCATACAGCCACTTTACTCCTCTTCTTCCTCTCTGTCACCAACAATCTTCTCAAGTTTCTGAATCTGTAAATTCTGAATACATATCGTAAGTTCTTTATTGTACGTCTTACCCATTTCTTCAACTAACTCTTCTAATGTAATATCCATTATTATCCTTTACTCTGGATCTAGTGCTTCATCTTGCCTTTGTTTAGCTGTCTTAACAACAGCGTTATTGACAACTGTGTTCTTATCTGCAGGAATAGTAGAAACATCATCATCATCTGTCATGCGTATAACCTCTGCATCGTACAAACGATCTATAGTTTGACGGCATTTATTCTTAACAACGTTTTCAACCCACCCTTCAGGGTCAACAGTGTCCCATGCAAATGCTTTTTCTTCAGCGTCAGTGATTGTTACTGTAAATGTTTTAGCCATAAGTACCTCTTATCCTACTAGAAATCCTTGAAATGAATTGTAATTCTGTGTTCGCCATGAATAAAGATCAAGAGCGCTAAACACATAACCTTGACAAGTATCACCTGCATCTAAATAGAATACTCCAGCAACAGTACCTCCACCATCTTGACCTTGTATACCGTGGTTTGATATTACTTGCCCATTGCTAGAGTTAAACCCCCAATATCTATTGCTATCGTTGTCATAAGTTGTGTACATAAAAATAGTCATACTAAAATAGTAATAGCCAGTTACAGGCGCAGTAAATGTACCATTAGTTGTATTGTAGTTATTTCCGTTATCGTATAGCCCAGTTCCGCTATCAGCAGGAAATACAATAACTCCTGCTCCTACTGATGAACCGTTATGAATGTACCCTGCACCTCCTGTTGTGTTTGCTACACGAAACGCTGGAATATTAGGTTGAGTGACTTCTCCATTAGCAGTAATTTTTAATCTAGCTGTTTCATTCGTAGCAAGATACAGTTCACGCAAATGAGAGTTATGGCCAACCCACATAGCAGTACTATCTATAGCTATGCCACCTCTATATGCAGAAGGTGTGCCAGCAGCGATTGTAAACTGCCCCGACCAATTCGCATCAGGTGTTTTATTAGAGCTCGAAGTAATCTCTAAGCGACTATTTGATGCATCCCATTTGACAGAATCACTTCCACCTATTGTAACATCGCCACCTGAAAAATTTAATTTTAAAGCGCCAGCAGTAGTAGCATCATCTTTTGCTTGAATCTTTGTATCACTAATACCTATATGCGAATCCGCACCATCATTAGTACCAATAAGCAAAGTGCCACTGACACCATCTACATCTACATGCTGATCACTTGTAGCAGCAGTTAAAAAAACACGCCCAACATGATCAACAGCTAAACGAGTAGACGGAGTTTGAGAACCATCAGGAGTTGTCTGAAACTTAATAGTCGCACCCATATCATTATCACCAGTAGCAGCGCTAGCAGCAACAGATATCTTTGCACCTACCGCATAGTCAGTACCATCATGACCAGCAAAATGAATCTCACCAAGATTATCTCCTGTATCTCGAAGAGCTGGCGAAGCTAAAGTATTATCAGCACTACGCAAAACTATAATTGACTCAGTGCCCGGAGCATCAGCAAATGTTGAAACAGTCAACGTAGCTGAACTACCGTCCTTACTCATCGTAAAGTTTCCTGTAGAACCTATGGTATTAGAACTTTCCCTAAAAAATCCTGTGTCAAGGTCACTATTAAACGTTATTGAAGGAACGCCATGTGTGCCGTGGGAAAAACTAGCGACACTTTTATGGGTAGTTCCATCGTTACTACCTACTCTAAAAGTACCTACAGCTCCTGCTCCAACAGCAAGAGTCCCACCATTATGCTGCAAGTACAGAACACCTGCAGTTGTCGCATCTGACTTTGACATAATCTCATTAGCGTCAAAAGCTAAATGCTGAGCTGAAGTAGACACGCCAATAATAGCATTACCGCTAGCACCTGAAATATTCACATCGTCAGTAGCTGCCTTTACATGAATATTTCCACATATCAAATCACTATTTGTTTCTATGTTCCCAGTAGCTGCGTCAAGAGAATACCCTGCCGTGCCACTAGAAAAATTAGACGAAGCAATCGTTCCACGACTATGGCGCATATTGCCATTGATGGTCATGCCACTTTTTATAGAAAGATAGTTTTTAGAATCTTGATCAACAGTTCCTTGAGTCCCAGATTCTCTTCCTCGTATCCAATCAGCCCATTCCATTACAAGTTAACCCCTGTCATAGGGAATTGCGGCTCTATTGAGTATTCAATGCAAATTTTATAAAAAGCAACTGATACTATACTTTCTAAAAAAACATCAACAGATGAAGCCATAGGCATAACTGCTGGTGTAAAAACAACACGAGCTTTATTAGCGTTGTAATTGCTTGTGCTTGTTAATGCTGTAGCGTCTAAAGTGCCTGAAGTAATTGTAGACTTTTCGTCACCGTCATGTATGTAGTCTGTTTTGATTACAAAAGCTGGAGTTGTAAAACCAGTAGCATTCCAGTAATCAAACTCAACAATTATTTTTTCTATACGAGCTAAAGAATTCTCTGGCGGACGGTATGTTCCAAGCCAAAGACGACCTTGAAAACGATCAGTTGTGTCAGCGCTTGCATGAGCAGGTATTTCAGTATTTGAAGACCATGCATCATTTGAATTTGATGGCCTATTTAGCGTAACTGGCCTTATATAAACTTTCTCGCCATCGTCTCCACTGTTAGTGTCTTCGATAGCCACAAAACCTATATGAGAATTTCCAGCTTTAAATGTATCTATAACTGCAGGATTCAAGTCAGATCCTGAAGTAGGTCCCCAATATAAAGAATTGACCCAAACTCCATTTACTAAATCTATTGAACGGTCACCTTTAAAAGTTTCTTTAGATGTCCCAACAACAGTATCAACATGGTACGGCAAAGTAACAGAATTTTTACCTTGGTTTTCTACCCCACGGAGGAAGTACACGAGTTGCTCGTCCTCTCCGTCTGTAGGAACTCTTACGTAACTTAAAGTAATATCGTCGATCTCGTCTCTAGTGGCAACTACAACACCGCTATCCCTCGTCAAATACACCAACGAATCGCCAGCGCTTGCTGGCTGAACCCCAAAATCAGGAATTCGTTTAGTCCCTATATAACGGATCTCACCAAAACCCGGACTGTCAGTAAACATAAATTTGTACCAACGAAGGTCTTTCATCGCTATAAGCAAAGAATCGTATATAGCCCAAACGCCAACTATGGGCCTATTGGAATCAGCGCCAAGATCTAAATAATCATTAACTCCCCAACTCTGGTTATTACCAACAGCAGAGTAATGAATCCGGTTAGCGTTAGATGTATCCCCCCAAGACCAATAACGGTCACGCCAAGTAAAACAAGTATGTGGGTCCCACCCAGATGGGTATTCATCGCTAGCAGTTAATGTATCAGTTGTTACTGAACCACTTGCAAAGTTTGTATATTGGGCTTCTCCGCCAACAATAGCTATTTCATTACCGATTTCTTCATGCGATAAAGTCCCTATAAGATTCTCTGGTGCTGCAGCGTATCTAGCTGGAAGGGATTGTCGTGTTATCGCATTTGAATCGGTAAGGGTAACGCTTGCTTCTACATCTTTATTGTCCAAGTTTACTCTAACTTGGTTAGCGTCATCGCTTGTAAAGATATAAAGCACTTTGTTATTTGACGTAGCTACAGCATTTTGCAATTCATAGTCATAATTCATATGCAAAAAAGCAGTACCCAGAATATTTGTATGGGTTAAATCGATAGTGTCGTCACCGTCATTAACTTCCATAAAGCAAGGGCGTGTCCCCAAAGAACCATTTTCGTATACCTGCATATTTACAGAGCTATACGTATAACCTTTGGCTGGACCAACTTCAGAACCTAAAGAATGCCACGGCCCTCTAGTCCAATCAGTTATCTCCTGATAATCAGTAGATTCTGCAGGCATTAGGTTTACTGCCAGTCTCTACGAGTAAATATTGTTACAGGCTCATAGCTCCTAGCAACATCATCACGAAAAGCCTTAAGTTGTTGTTTGTATTGAGTTTCCATCATTTGATATAACTCAGTGTCACGCAATTTTTGTGCAACGTATGAAGAAGTTTTAGTGACTATAAGATGGTCAAACCAATCTGGATTGCCGACAGTAGCGCTAGTACTTCCTAACACATCGGTTGTTTCTAAATAACGATGACGTAAAGTGTAATTAGCGTCAGGACTTGGGTAAACGTACACAGTCCCAGCATGTTCTGTGTAAAAAGCAGGAATTCCTTGAGTGTCTGCATTTGCTAAACGTCGTGTCCATTTCCAAGTTCTTTTTTGAAGAACCCCATTTGGATCATCTAACGTCAACGACAACGTAGTTCGCCAATCAGCAGCAGGAGTAAAAGCATTACCGCCTGCGTCAGTTAAATTAACTGATTCTATCTTTTGTCGCCAAGGCCAAGCTTCTTCCGCTTCTATGTCTTGCATTGCTGCATTAATAAAATCAAGTAAGTTAGCATCGGTTAACCTAGCATCATCAGTAGAAAGATTAACCCTGTTTCTGATAGACACTATTAAAGCTGAAGCTGCAGTCATTGTGAGCCTCCTTGCATAGCTTCTTGAAACGCTCCTATAAATATCATAGTTTTAATTTTCTGAGCTATCTCAGGAGAAAAAGAATCCATAGAAGGTAAATTTTCTTTGAAAGGAAAAGGCTTAGGAGCAGCTTGCAATTGGGCCGGAGCAGCAGGCGGCTGCTCAGCTTGCGCTTTTGAAGGTTCTCTTAAACGCTCCATCCTATCGTCTTGTTGCATTTTTCTATTTTTTGTTTGAGAAGCGGTGGCAGTTAATTGATTTGGCGCTTGAACATTTGCAGGTTGAACAGTAGGAGCTTGCTTTCTAGGTTTTTTATTTGCTCTAGTAGCTTGACGAACATGTGGGTTATTAGCCAGCCTACGAGAATGTAACCGCTCTCTCGATAAATTACTTCCAGTTCGTTCAGCCATAATATCTCCAGATTAGTATATTCTTCCCCTGTACCCACCTATTTCTTTATGGTGAGCTAAAGCAACTTTATCTTCTGCTTCTTCCATGCGGTCAGCATGTTTTTTCTTTTCATCCTCAATGATCTTATCGTTATGATCATCTATCTCTTTAACTATTTGATCCATTGATTTTCGTGACATATCACGCATCAACAAATATTCAACCATTTGATATGGATTAGGAAGTGGATCAAAAGGCGCTGAACCAACTAAAGTTTCTTTGCCTGTCCCATTTCGTTCATCCCATATTTCTATACGATTTAATTGCTTATTCAAACAAACCATTAAAAAAGGATCGCCTTCCCAGCCCATAGCTGGAGAGCCCTTAGTGATTATGTCTGATAAATCAGTACCTATAATCTGGGTTTGGCGAATACGTTTCGTTAGTTCTGCTCGTCTATTCATAACTCTCCTAAGACCGACAGGGAAGAAAGGATAAAAACCCTGCCGGTCCTAGTGTAGAGGTTACTTGCCAGTTACCTGAACCAAGCAACGCAAAGTATTTATATCTGTAGTGTTAGCTACTTCAGCTTCTTTGCCTGTAGTGCCGTCTTCTACAAATACTTTAAGTTTGCTATTGGTGTCATCCCAGATAACACGGTGCAACGCAAGATTAGTCGAGTGCACAATTAGTGAATCTATTTGGTGCAACCCAGAAAACTGAGTATTTGCCAAAGCTTCACCATTTGTAGGATAGCTATCATCAAACGCAATTTTTGCGTCAACAACTACCCTGTCACCCTGAATCCTACGGTCTTCGTTTGATATCGTTAGAGCCATGATTAACTCTCCGATAGGTCAGCGATTTTACCGTGTGTATTTCTCTGGTCAGTACAGAGTTGATGGTACTTGAACATGAAAGCTTCCCATTCGTCGTAACCTGAACGGTTCCTTAGAACAGCGCCATCATAATCAGCCCATTCCCAATCTGACATCTCATGTTGCACAAGGTGACTTGTGTTCAAAAGATATGCAAGATTAGCTGGACAATCCCGATCAGCTACCAGAGGTAAAGAAACATCACCACAATCAATGGTAAGTGCTTTAAAGCCACCCTTCAGGGTAAGCGAAGCACCGTCATTGAAGCGTTTCATGCTCTTTAACTGAGCTGCGTAGTTCCGACGAACACCTTTAGTGGTGACACAAAGATTCGGGCTTTTGCCTGATTCAATGTCTACATCGTCGATGACTTTCTCAAAGAGAGTGTCAGTTGCAGCTCGGTTTGTTCCACTGTTACTGTTGATCGTGGATGACCAAGATGTGTACGTGCTGGAATCTACGTTATGAAGTGAAGTTCCTGCAGCTCCAACGATCTTTGCAAGACCGATAAGCTCCAAGGTTCCTGCTCCATCAGCAGCGTCAGCGCCTGAACCATCAGCATCTAGTTTGTTACCTTGCCTAAATAAGAAGTGCGAGGTTCCAATCCCTGATGTTGGGTTCGATGAAAAAGTTACTGTACCTGCAGATTTGTCAATAGACGAAATCGTAAGTCCAGCTCCTTTAGCATCAGCGTCAGATACTGTACCAATGTCAATCAACATACCAACATGAAGTTGATTCATTTGGGTTGTTGTTGGCGTGGTAAGTGTAACTGTCGCTGTAGACACTGAAGCACACTGCGCTATTGCAGCATTACCATCAGTAAAGATTTGACGGTTAATGTCACGACGTAGGTCGTTGACACCTTGTGTCATTTCCGATGAAAGCGCACGAACGAATGACCCTGAGTCATTAACTGTGGCTTTCATAGCTTGACCAGATACTCGAATGCGCAAGTAGTTGTACGAAAGTCCAACTCTTTCTTCTGCGTATCCTTGGCTTCCTGCGGTTGGCAGTGCTCCACCTTCTGCCCTTGCGCCAACACCGCTATTGCGTTGTACGTGCAAGGATAGTACGGCTCGGCGACCTTCAACGTGACGAGAAGTCCGTTCGATCTGAGCAAGCATCATATTTTCATTGTTTAGCTGTTCACGAGCCGGTGGAAGATAGTACTCTTTCAGGGCCGAGTCCAGCGTTGTAGTTGAGGCTGATGCCATTTCTACTCCTATGGATATAGATGAATAAATTACTTCGTCTACTAATCAAAGCCTGCTTTGATGTGACTCGGTGACCTGTCACCTAGAAATAATATATGTTAATTGTAACGTAAATGCAACTATTAACTGCTACCAATCTTCATCTTCGTCTGTTTCAGCTACCAAATGGTTACTAAAAGCTGCGTCAAGTTCATCACGAGTTAGCTGGCCATCATCCGCAAATGCAACAGCAATTTTCTGAAGCACTTGCGCCACAGCAGCTACACCGCTGAGGATCGCTGCTTTGTAAACTGGGATGCCGCCGATCATGCTGGCCCCTCCCAATATCGCCATTACCTGTATACCAAAAACACTTACAATTCGTAGTGCTGTGTTTACAAATAGATTCATTATTTCTCCTTATCCCAATTAATAAATACCCCAAGCATATGAATAATAAAACTTGCGATAGAAATCCAAATACCATATTCACGTGTTTCTCCTGACAGTGTAATCAACACTAGGCCAGTACCACCAATAGTCCAGCCAAGCATAGTCGTTTCTTCAATAAATTTTTTTATAAAATTTTTCATGTCCTCCTCCTCCGTTGAGGCGTTGATGTTGTTGATGCGCTAGTTGAAGAAGCTCTTACCTGCGCTTTTGGGGTTGCTGCAGTGGCTGCAGAAATAGTACTTGCTACCACTATGACACGTCTTTCTTCAACTGTCACTGTGCTATCTTCTGCAATATAATCGTCAAATCCCCCACCGAAAATATTAGTAGATTCTTCAAACTCTTCTTTTACTTCATCAGAAGCTTCGTTAAAAACTTCTGGTGCTTTTTCAAATACTGCTTCTAATTCTTCTTCTGTAGACTCTTCAAAGAACTCTGGGTTATCTTCAATAACTTCTTCCAAAAACTCTTCAACGTCTTCAGGACTTTTAAGAATTTGATCCAGTACATCTGACTCCTCGTTAAGCAAATCTTCAACATCTAATTCCTCGAAATCTTGTTCGTCCAATTCAAGTTCAGAAACGAACTCAAACTCTTCCTCTTCTTCGGGTTCCCCTTCAAATTCCTCAGGTAAAATTTCAATTTCTTCTTCCTCGATTTCTTCTTCAACATTTAATTCCTCCTCAAAAAATTCTTCTTCATATAGTTCAAAAAGATCTTCTTCAAGCAACTCTTCTTCAAAAAGGTCTTCTTCAATCTCAGGCACTTCATCAAATTCTTCAAACTCATATTCGCTAAAATCAAATTCATCCCATTCTATGTCGTCAAAAATGATATAATCAGTAGGTGGCAATTCTTCTATTTCCTCTATGTCTACTGGGCTTGGTGTCCATATTGGTTCTGACGGCTCTGGGGGTATCTCTGGGGTGGGTGATGGTTCTACTTCTATTGTGGGGATTTCCTCTTCTGGCGTTGGTTCAGTTGGTAATTCTGGTTCTAATTCGGGAAGCTCTTCGGGAGTCGGTTCAGGAGTTGGATCAGGCGTGGGAATGGGAGTTGGAGTAGGTTGAGGGGTTGGCGTAGGAGTTGGTTCTGGCGTAGGCGTAGGTTCTGGAGTTGGTTCAGGAGTTGGCGTGGGTTCGGGCGTAGGAGTAGGTTCAGGTTCAGGAGTTGGCGTGGGAATTGGAGTAGGTTCTGGGGTCGGTGTCGGATTGGAAGTAACAGTCGGCTCTGGTAAAGGTGTCGGTGTAGGTGTCGGCTCTGGTGTGGGCGTAGGTGTTAGCGTTGGTAAAGGCGTAGGTGTGGGTGTCGGCGTAGGCTCCGGTGTGGGTGTTGGCGTTGGTGTTGGTGTTGGTGTTGGCGTTGGTGTTGGCGTAGGTGTTGGCGTAGGTGTTGGCGTAGGTGTTGGCGTAGGTGTTGGTGTAGGTGTAGGCACTGACCACTCACCTCCAAAAATATCTAGAGAGTAAGTCCCAATAGTGGTTTCATCGTAAGCATCTGCTCGCAAAGAATAAAATCCAGCATCAAGAGTTTCACTGATCATTGCATCCCAACAAAAGTTTACATCATTATTTATGTCAGAACCATCGTCATCCTCAAATAAAAGAGTGTCGTTTTCGTCATATAGATACAAATAAGGATCAGCATAACCATTCTCAGAAGAGTCACCCCATGTATCGCATGTTAACGAAGTATAAGTTTTGACAGTAATTAATGTTTCTTCGGAAATAGTAAATGTAAACACAGGGCCTTCGCCCAATGTCTCTACATTTATTGTGCATTCCCAACCTTCATCAGTTGATTCACAAGTCGCAATTTGGGCTTGTGCCGCAGGGGAAAACCAAGCAACAAAAAGTAAAGAGGCCAATAAAGACCTGCTAAGTATTTGTAACGCTTTTTTAGTACGCTTTGACCTCACCATACATCTCATCCAAGGCAGATTCGTCTGAATCTTGTTTCCGTAACATGGAACAAGATCCGTCCTTTCCAAAGATAGATGCGGCGTATCCTTTTAATAAACTAAGAACAGCAGCGCCACCACTAGCTAAAATTAGTTTCCATTCTGAAACACCCATATCAATAATAGAGTTTGTACCAAGTGTTCCTACTGTCGCTTGAATAAATGTAGCGATACATCTTTCAGCGAGGTCTTTATAATCTATGTCTTTCATTTAACCAAAGCCTTCCAAGTGTTAGGGCCCACTATACCATCTACAACAAGACCAGTTTTTTTCTGGAATTGCTTTACAGCTCTAAGCGTATACCCTCCAAAGTGTCCGTCAATTCCTGTCTTTTTACTTGAATTGCTTGAAAGTCGGTATCCTTTACGTGCAAGCAAGGCTTGTAGCAACTCAACAGCTTTTCCACGCTTTCCTTTTCGTAAAGTTGTTTTCATAGCAAGCTCAAAGTTAGGGATAATTGCTTGTTTCTCAGCTTTAACTATTGTATTTGTAGCCACCTCATCCTCTTTGTTAATAGCTGGAGCTGGATACCAATCGTACTTTTTAGTGTCATAACGGTAACCGTAAGCCTGATGATGCCACCATTCCGAAGGTACTGTACGAACAAGGCCATACTCTTTAGCAACCTGATTAACAGTAGCTGTAGATACATTCCCTATAATACGAAAATCAACAGCAAACCCATACGATCCTTCAGGATGATTGGGCTGCTGCATGTGCCATGAGCCTTGAAACCCTCCGCCGAATACACGATCTGGATTCGCTACCAAATTTGGGAAAGTTCCGGCCTTGTAGCGCCTATAGAGTTCTTTCTGCTGCGCATATGTACGCACACCAGAACTAACTACAACCTTTCCCTTTATCTTCGGATCGGCAAGAAATTTCTTTAACCGAAGTTTCATTTTAGGATGAAGCTCCGTAAGCCGAACATGGTTTCCAGCTACAGGGATCTGACTCATCAGTTGCTTACCTCCGACCTAAGTAAGGTCATCAAAGCATCGTCAGCGTCGTTAAACGATATTGGCTGCGTTTCGTTAATATTAGCAATCCCACTACCACCAACTTGTCCACCAGTAGCAGGAACATTTAATGGCTCTTGAGAAACTTCTGCATTACCGATCTGGATATTTTTAGGCTCTGAAGTGGCTTGACCTTCAAGATTTTCTCCGTTAAGGCGTTCCTTCACAAGATCATCAGCTTTTGATAAACGTTGTCCAATGTCAAGAGTAGCGTCAACTTCTTGAGTAGCTACTTGAATAAGCATCTTGCCCTTCCAGTCATCAATGTTATAACCAAGATCAGAAACAATTTGATTAATCTCTTTAAATTGCTCTCTCTTTTCCCTTTCAGCCATCATCTTTTTATTTTCTTCATCTTTGCTATTGATGGCAGTCATAAGCCTTTCTTCCATAGCTTTAATCTGAGTTTCTGCATTCTCATCCATTTTTTTATTATCTCCTATATTCTCGTTGTTATCAACACTATCTGCATTAATAAATTCTTGAGCCCAAATACCAAAGTTATCCTGCCCCATATTACCGACAGCTAACGTAGCAAAACGCTCTCCAGCTTCATAAGGATTAGCATTAATCATTGTCAAAGTTTCTAAAATCCATTCAGTCGCTTCTTCATCAAAATTTTCAAAAGCTTTCTTGAAAGGAGTTAATTCAACTCTTCTTTGAGCAGCTTCATCCCTTACTTTTTTTAATTCCTTTTCTGTATCTGCCATATCCTATCCAATTATGTTGTTAAGTTGTTCCTCTACCGGAGGTCCCATTCCTTGCGGCGTTGGTCCTCCCATTTCTGGAGGGGCCCCACCTTCAGGAGGAGCAACAGGTGGACCTTGACCAATATCAGGTACAGGTGCAACTGCTTGCTCAGCCATAGCTTGAGCCCCAGCCATCTTAATATCGCTTGCTTTATTTTCAGCAGCAAAGTTCTTGTGCATTTGAACATGATTAGTAAACAACTTCTGCAACTCTTCAGGCAAAAGTTCCCAACGCTTTGTAGACATAAAAGCCTGATGTTCTTCAATATGCATTTCATGGTCATCTTGCTTATGCCATTCAGGGTTACTAATTTCGCCACGAGCCAACTCAGAGTTTTCCCTCTTAGCTTTAGCTATCTGAGGCGATATCCCAGCAATTAAATTATCAGCTCCGGGTAAATTAGCTATACGAATGTACTGAGCTGGGGATTGAATCAAACCCATTTGAAGCATTTTATCTGCTTGCTGTATCATTCCTATCCTCGACCGAGGCTCAATTTCTTCCTGAGGGACATTGACTTCAAACTCGGCAGATAGGTCAGACCCCCTATGAGGGAACCTTTCAGGGCCGAAGCCTGCATCAATAACGATTGTCCTTTCTTTTGTCTGTGTAGTCTGATAAACCTGCAAAGCCATTTGAGCAACTTCTTGCCAACAACGAGCAGTCTCTTTAATCAAACGTCCAGTCGGTGAAGAATCTTTTTCTGCCAATATCGACAAGCCGGAACCAGATTCAATATTGGGTGGGGCTAAACCACGAGAAACATCGTGAACGCCCATTATGTCGTCAATCATCATCGAAGCCCGATCAAGAACAGCTTCATACCAGTTTTGTAATCTAGGTTGTTCAAGGTATTCCGGCATAGGAACACCATCGGGCCAAGGCTGAAAACCCGGCTTGTCAACCATTTCTTCAACGAAAGGTTCCGCAGATGCAGGGAACAGCGCTCTAATCGTTCCTAATTCCTTAGCGTGCTCTGCTATGCCAGACCAAATCCCATTTAAGATAACTTGAACCTTACGAACATCGTCCATGTAGGTAGTTCCCCACCATTGGTTCTCTTCAACTGTTTCACGTGAGACAGCTATAGGTAAACGATCTTCAAAAGGATACGGCCATTTGCCTTTTTGAATAACTTTGCCATCAACGATTACTTGAAATCCGCCTTTGGATTTACCCATTGGCCGTTCATAATACGTCAGTACTTTTGTCAATTCAGGAACAGTACTGTTCGTTCCCCAAGATTGATGAAGGATCTTATGTTGGAAAGGCGCTAAACCAGAATGAGCATCAGAAGGTGGTTCCTTTGCTAAACCAAAAATATTTTTTACCACCTTAGGAGGCAACGCCTCTACCTTAATACACCAACGAGCAGATTCAGCATTACGGCTACCTGCTTCGACAACAAACTCTGCCAGCGAGAGGGGCTTTACCGTAGGAAGTCCATTATCAGGATCGATTTCCAAAATCAAAGCGGCAGTGCCACCCTTACAGGTAGCCTGCATATGCTCTTCACGTATGACTTCCCACCTTTGCCCACGATGAAGATCTCTCAGTATAGCTTCACCTAAACGTGCAGCTCTTACCGATTCATCGTCTGGACCTGTTGGTGTAACTTCAAAACTTAAATTACGTTGAGTTAAGTTAGAAATTATGGTGCGTTGGTTCGCTCTCATCTTGTTGAAGACAGCTTGAATCCGATCACGGTCTTCGACCTGTTCACTTAGACGTGTCACTGCAGTATTCCAACGCAACCATTGAAGGCCACGAACAAAAGCATGATTCAGCCAATACTGTTGCAAAGGCCCAATAACATGTCGAGTCGCCTCAGTGTATAATTCCTCTACTACAGTTTGCTCTTTTGCCATGTCACTAACCTATCATTTTTTCTTAGCTTTTTTAAGTTCCTCAACTATTCCTAAAGCAATTTCTGCTTTATCCAGTTTCTTTTTTAAACGTGCGTTCTCTTTTTTAAGCTCTTCATAACCAAGTTCTAACCTTGCAACAGACTCCGGTGATTTCCAACCTATCTGTTGCGCAGCTTCAGTTATACAAGATACAGCTACATCTAAAAAGCCTTCTTCCTCTATTGGCGGACCACGAAAAATTCCAATTTCATCATCTGCTTTTGGTCGAAAAGTAACATAACACAATCCAACATTAGCACTATCTAAGCCAAAATCTCCACCCTCAACTAATCTAAACATATTTACCTCATCATACTTGACCACTTATGCGGTTTCTTTGCTTTATCTTCTAGCTGTTTCCAGCATAGATCTTGTAACGTAGGCACTTTCTTGCGCTTATGTGAATACGCAGGCATAGCACGAGTCATCTCCCACGCATATGCACCAGTGTCTACCATATCGTCATGTTTCGAATTTGGGAAGTTACGATGCTCCTGCTCCCATAAAAAAATCCAAGGAGCAGCTTTAGGGAACCAAACTTGTTGATTAGTGATCCCAGCGCCATAAGGAATAGCACGTTGAACCTTGTCACGATCCTTCGGAAAAAGAGGCCGGACGAAAAAGCCGCCTGCACGTTGAAAGAGCTGAATCAAGGTAAGGCCAAAAGAACGCTCCTCAATGCCTAAAACTTTAACATCCCACTGACGGCAAAGCGCAGTCGCCCACTCCAAATGCCTCGCAGATTCAATACGCTGCCTATCCATATGAACCAAAATCAAATTCTGAGTATCACGATGCCAATCCCAAATAGACATAACAGACCAATCAGCCCACGTCTTCAACGAAGCAGCAAGATCAATAACCCCGAACCGTTCACAATTTTTCTTAGGGACAACTATAGCTTCACCACTATCCAACTCAAGCCTGTAATTAGAACCAATATCAGTCCAATGGTGATACGGAGGTGAAAGAATACCACCAGCTTCCAAAGAAGGCGACCCCTGATACATGGCCTCAAACCACAAAGGATCATCCTCACGAATCTTCTCCAACTCAGTCAAAGTTTTACGAGCCGGACAAAGAGCTTCGCCAGCTTCCCTATCAATCACATCCTTATAATCATCACGAGGAAAATAATCAGGTTCCAAAGCAATAGCTGGCATTTCCAAAATACACCAATCATTACGAGGCACACGAGACTCAGACTCATAAATCCTACGACCAGAAAGATCATCCTCATGCCACCGAGTAAACATAACAACCTCAACAGCCATCGGTTCCTTACGAGTCAACCAAACAGACCCATACCAGTTATCCTTAGAATCCCTAGCTACCTGCGAAAGAGCTTCCTCAGAGTTTTTAAAAGGATCGTCAATAAGGCCAAAGTGATAGCCAGTACCAGTGAGCTTACCACCAACACCTGCAAATCGTAACTCTCCGAGTTTTTCGATTTCACGAATGAGTTGTCTATTCCCTTTAGTCTGAACAAAACCATTCCTCTCATCTAACTGACGATTAATCTGTTCCCCCCACTCCCACGAAAACTCGTCAGAGTAAGTAACAATAGCCTGCTTTCTATCAGGCCACCGAGAAAGATACCAGCCCGGAGTATGCAAAGTCGTAATCCAAGATTTACCGTGACGAGGGGGCGCTGACAGGCCCAGCCGAAAAACCACTCGTTCTCCAGTCTCAGGATGCAAACCAAAAAATTCAAGAACGCCGCCACCCTCATCTCCGCTCAAAAAATCACGAAGCTCATCAGGACCCTCTATCGGGAAAGTCCCTTCCTCCGTTCTATAGAACCAATCTGCTGGCGGTCCAACTCCCGAATGGTAAAGGCGGAACTCGCAGAGAGCTTGGATATAATCGGACACAACCTGCACGTGCTTGTAGCGTATTGTCTGAGGCGAAACGTAACACGCATAATCTAACGGCGATGCCAAAGCAACACGAGCCGATAAAAGATGCTCAATATACTTCGTCTCTTCAGGCGAAGCATACTCAAGGAGATCCAAAATCTCCTCATAGTTTAAATCATCGCTTCTTTGCACGTTTCATTTGCTTGCGAGCTTTCGCAGCTTGCGCCTTTCCCTTTTTGGTATAAGCGTACTTCTTACCAGCTACCTTAGGCATTATACCCCTGTCACAAATATCTTAACAGTAGGTGTACCAGAAGCAGCAATCGCATACAACTTCTCCAAAGGCTGAGTCATAGTGATAGGGCCAATAGTCGCACCAGCAACCAAAGACAGTCCCTTAGAATCATCAGCAACATCAGCACCACCAAGAGTCACCTCAATAGAACCATCTTTATTTTCAACCCAAACAAGATTCGGGTGATCAACAGAAGCAGACTGCGTAGCAGTCCAAACAACTTCCCTCGCTGTACTCAGCGCATTATCTTCACCGTGAACGGCCATAATATCTCCTCATTAGAACACACCCTTTAGTTTACTCATAGATTCCTTCCGATCAAGCTCCTCCAAAATATCTTCCAAAGGACGAGCCTCAGACCTCTCCAAATAATCAGCAGCCTTCCGCAACACATCGGGGCGATCCAAAGAATGCCCCAACACCGAATTACAATGCAAACAAAGAAGACCACGAATCAAATAACGATCACCATGCAAATGATCCACATGAATCTTAGAAGAAGGCATATACGTAAAATCAGCATCACAAATCTGACAACGACCACCCTGAGCAGCCATCAAACGAGTCTTATGCTTCGCAATATGATACTGCCGACGCTTATACACCTTCCAACAAGGATCACAATACGTCTGATTCTCCTTAAACTCACTTACCCACTCCGAACAATACCTACAAAATTTTAAATCAGGATTCGAAACAGAAGAAGTAGCCACAACAAGAACATACTTCAGGACAACAAAAAACACAACCCCAAACAACAAAAGACGTCTTTTAAAGGGGTGGGGGTGGGAGTGCTGGCCCCTGTCGTCGCATAGTGGCTGGTCTTTCTCCCACCCCACCCCTTCGGAAGGTGATCTGGTGGGGCCTATGCGTCTCGATCAACCACTCTGCCAGATAACCTTCCGGCTGTAAAGCCAACAAGCACCCAGTAGCCTGCCCTTGACAGCCGGAAGAACATCTGGCTATCGGGCCTCACGAGCCACCTAGACCCCACGCTAGATCACCGTGCTCCGAAGGG